CCGTTGAGATCTACTCCGAAGAAGGAAACGGTGAAGGGCCTCAATGGTTCCTCGCCATCGCCACTGAATTAGAAAACACCCATGGCTAAAGTCAGTTACCTCACCAGGAAAATGTCTGATAAAGACTTCTATTTGTCCCAGGCATCAAGACCACGACCAGCCAATGCATTCAGTAAATACCGTGGCGTCAGCAAAGGCAACAAAGGCATGTATCGTGCCACTCTTATTCACAAAGGCAAGCGCTATTACCTTGGCAACTACGAAAGGGAAATCGACGCAGCCCTTACCTACAACAAAGCTGCACTCGCCATTATTGGAGATTATGCTTTAATCAATGACATAAAAGAAGAATGAATGAATGGGGCGCTGGTGACATCGTTGACTTGTTCGACTTTGGCTTCAACCAATGGCGAGGTAAATATATCGTCATGTCATCGTCAGTGCCCCGTCTTGTCAAAATCAAGAACCAAGGCACAGGCTCTCAGCAATTTGTCTCATCGTCTCGCTTGCGACGAAGCGTGAGCCAACAATTCTTCATCAAAAGTCTTGCCATCTCGTAGCATTGCTGCTACCATCTGCTCAAGCCAGGCGACTGGCACCATCAATGCATCACCATGACAGTTCCTCTCAGCAACATGCAACAAGCCATTGCTCGCATGGTCTCCGATTCATGCAAGTTCAAATGGACCTCCTACGACACCGCAGATCGTGCAGTTGCTCGCCAGAAAGTACTGGCAGCAGCAGCTAAAGCCCCAGAGCACCTTTCTGAGGCTGATTTCCTTCTTTCAATGCAAGGAAAGAAGTATAAGAAGAACAAAAGCTTTCTTCTGACGCTAGCTAATGCGCTAGAAGATTCCACTTGGAAAGTATTGTGAAAGATACCAACAAAGAGATAAAACTATTAGCTAAACGTTACGGTTTTATTCTCCAAAGGCAAATTAAACATTTTATCTTCAAGCATCCTTCTGGTGCCGTTCTCGTTGCAAGCAAAAGTACTAACGACTACCGAGCATTGCGGAACACAGAACGGCAAATCAAAAGGCTACTTGGATTATAAAGTTTTACAACAGCCCCCTTCCAAGGGGGCTTCATGCATTAATGTTCTTTCAGTTGGGCAGCGATGCCTCCCTCATGGACAAAACCACCCTTGTCAAGCAGTTTGTTTTCGATGCAGGCTCCAGCATCGTTTCCGTAAAGTTCATCAAAACTGACGGCACCCTCCGCACTTTGCAGTTCAATCCCCGCGACAGCAAGGAAATTAAAGGCACTGGCACTGCCACCAAGCATCCCAGCATCATCCGTTGCCGTGATTTCACCATTGCCCGCACCAAAAGCGAAGGCGCCTGGCGCTCATTTGATTGTGATCGCGTGGTGAGCATCAAAGCCAAAGGCAAGCAGCTTTGTTTCTGATTGTTACAAGGGGCCAGCAGCGGCCCTTCCTGCTGTATTCTTCTATCAAGGCCGGAGACGGTCCCCTAGATAAAACCATGCACAAGCAAATCGAAGGCCACAGAGAATCCAGCTACCTGGCCAAGCTAGAAGCTGATCGTCAAGCCCAGCATTCAGGCTATGGCGTTAGAAGCATCATGCTCGCCAATGGCTGCTACAAATGGGAAGCCTATGGTTGGGAACGCATCACGGAGCTTCAGCTTCATTACACCAGTTACGCCATTTTCAACAACAAATGGGAAGCTGAACAGTATTTCAACAACATCGTCAACGCCTGATCACAAAAAACAAGTCATGATTCCTCTCATCGCAACTGCACTCCCCGAACTTCCTCCCATCGTTCGCCCTGAAACTACAAAAAGTCGTCAGCAGCAGATCTTGGAAAAGATTATGCAACAAGCGCCTGCATTAGCTTCCGAACGCTCTTTTGGTGATTGCACTTACCAATGGAATCAATGGAAACTTTCCACGGAAGGAGTTAGGACCACTCTGCGCTCCTGCAAAGGAGAATCAGCTCAAACACCTTCTTACATTGCAGTGAATTGCCCTCTATTGCAAGTGAACACTACAGAAGAAGGTAAATGGCAAGGATGGCGCAGTCCCATCGCAAAGGGATCAAAACCAGGCGAAGCAATGATGGTCGCTACTCTCTGTGCAAACGTAGCTCAATGACTACTATTCCTACGCTTCATCTCAACGGCACCTCTGCCACTAACCTTCGTGACGGCTACGCTGCTGCTTACAGGGCCATCGACAAAGCCATTGATGCCCTTGCAGAAGCAGAGCTGAACGGCAGAGACTTTTACCCTCAAGGGCCTGATGCCTACTACCAGGCCCGCAAGGAACGTGACGAGGCCTTTGAGAAGCTTCGTTCAGCCCATGCCTACGTGGCTGAAATGCTGGCAGGCATTTGTGACCAGGGATCTTGGAAGGAGCCTCTGTCCCTCTGATTGTGACAATATGTGAAGCTGGCGCTTCAGGGGCTGGAAACGGCCCCTTTTTCGTATATGCTTCTCTCATGAGCAGCGATGCTCCCCTTGCATTGAAAACCATGACCACCACCTACATCCGTCAAGCTCTCGTCAACCTCGGTGAAGAGACTGGCCTTGATGGCGCTCGTGAAGCCATCCGTGACGCCGTTCGCTCTGGTCGCGTCATTTGCCGCGTTGCTCCTCGCGAGTTCTGGACAGACATCTGCGAGCGTAAGCAGGATGAATGGGCTGACTATTCCAAAAGCCGTGGCAACGTCGTCTGGAGCCTAGCTCGCATCAACGACATCCTCGCCAAAACTGACGTTCGCGACAGCTTCGGCCAAGTGTGGGAACTGCGCTCTCCTGAGAGCATTTCTTGGCTGCTAGGCGCTGAACTGGGCGAGGAGATCATTCGCAATGCAGCAGCGCGTGAAGAAATTGCCCTGACAGGCTCTTTCCGCCATGGTGCCGACTATTCCACTGAGAGCAGCATTACCATCACCTGGCGTCACATCACTGAAGAAGCCCGCTACGGCATTGGCAACTGAGGCCAGCTTGGCCCCGCAAGGGGCCTTCTTTCCCTACATTGAACTTCCGTTTTTTCCTGCAATGGCTTCTTCCATCACTGTTCACACCTACAAAGACAACGGCCCGTATTTTCCTGAAACAATCATGAAATATCAGGCCAGTTCTCTCAAAGACATTCTTTTCCATTGCAGACTTGCCATGGAAGACCAAGAAGACATCATTGCCGTGTTTGATGGGGAAGAATGCAAAGGCTTCTGGGAGAATGATGCAGAGCCTGAGTCTGACGGAGAGGGAGACTGGCTCATGCCTGGGGCTTCCTACGTACTACAGCGTCCTGGAGGCCGTTCTCCAAAGCATTTCGCTATTACAACCAACAAACTGCGCTAAACAAATGTTGCTAGTGGATTTCTTCAGCGCAGAATCCTGCAAAGGCACAGAACTTGTTGAAGGCTGGTATTGGTACGAAGATGATGGAGACAATGTGGGAGGGCCGTATGAAAACGAAGAAATTGCCATTAAAGCTGCAGAACAAGGCTCTGGATGGAATTTTCCCTATTGGCAAGATTGAAACTTGCCAGAAAACGGTAATTGGGACTCGCTAAAACACGGTATAGGAAATTTGGGACTGGCAAGAATGCGGTAATATAGAAACACGCTAAAAGGGCGCTTTTGTAGTACATTTGTACTATTGTTAACAATACGAAACAATATCAGGGCCGCTAACGATACGGATCATTATCAGGGGCTGAATGCTGATACGGATCATGATCAGAGGGGGTAATCACGATACGGATCATGATCAAGCCTGTCCTGTTGCAATTGAGAATCAGTCGCAACTAGCAGGCCTGGCCTCCCATGCTTCCATGCTCCTAGGAGCATTATTTCAGAGTGTGACAATCCGCTCCTCCCGCTCTGGCCTCCCTCCCTCTCCTCTTTATTGTCTCGTTTGAGGCCGCTTCTCTCTGGCCTCTGCTCTCTCGCTTCTCTTCTCATGCTGGCTCCCGCTCCTCGCTTCCCTTCCTTCCCTCCTCTCTCCGATGCTGCAGAGAGGCTCGCTTCCCTCCCATGGGAGGCGATCGCCTCTGCTTCCCTTGAGGCTCTCCTGTTCTCTCTGGCTCTCTGCCATGCTCTCGCCTCTCGCCTCTGGCAACAGAGAGGCCGTCTCTCTCCCGTGCTTCGCTCCCTCGCCTCTGCTCTCGAAAGGCTCGCCTCCTCTCTGCCTGAGCCTCTCTCCTCCTCCTCTCCTCGCGCTCTGCTGATCGAAGCTCTGGCAGAGGCAGGGGAGAGATCCTCTTCTCTTCTCAAGGCCTCCCGCTCTGCTCTCCTTAGGAGAGCCTCTCGCCTCGGGCTTCTCTGAGCCTCCCCTCCTCTGGCCTCCCCCTAGGAGGCCTCCCTCCCCCTTCTCTCGCCTCCCTCCTCATGGCTGATCATGCTGCCCTAGATCGTCGCATCGCAACTATCGAGCGCCTCCTGCCTCGCCTCTCTGGCGATGCTGCAGAGCGTCTCATGCTTGAGAGACGCTCCCTCCTGCGGATTCGTCATGAGATCCCCCTCTGTTGTGAGATCCCCCTCTCTGTCTGCTCTGCTGATTTCCCCTCCCCTCTCTGAGGCCTCCTCTCATGCTTCCCTCCTATCAACGTGCTCTCCTCCTAGATCGTGCAGAGGATCTCGGCCTCTCTGCCTCTGGCCTCCCCTATCTCCTAGAGGAGCTGGCTCTCTGGCTCCCATGCGCCACGATCGAAGCCTTCCTCTCAGACCTAGAGGATCTCTGTTCAGAGGCTCCTTTGTAACGAAATATTTCAATGGGGACAAAGAGCCTCGCCTCTCCCCCTCCCCTCTGTATTGTTGATGGCATGAGGCGAGAGATCGCCTCTACTCCATCGCATCGCCTCCCATGGCCCGCATCGCCTCAGATCTAGATCAGGCTCTCTCCTTCCTTTCCTCCTTTGTGACGGTGAAGGTTCAGAGAGAGCTGGCCTCTCAGGCCTCCTATTTCGTTCCTCTCTCCTCCTCCCTTGATTTCGAGGAGGAGAACGGCCGATGGATGAACAACCAACAGTTGCAGAGGCTCGCCTCTGGCCTTGGTTGGGTTCCTTCCCTCTGATCCCGCAGGGGAGGCCTCTGGCCTCCCTTCCTTCCCTTTCTGCTCTCTCGCTTCCCTTCTCATGCTTCGCTCTGTTCGCCTCCTCGCTCCTTCCTTTGCTCTGTTTGCTGGCGTGGTGGGTTTCGGGCTAGGAGCTGCCTCCTATGGCAAGGGGATCAGCCTCTCCTCCTCTCCTAAAGAGGCCGCTCCCCTGGCTGTTCCTTTCATGCTCTG